GGAAGAAGATCGAGGCGTGGCATCTGCTCGGAGATCGGCCGGTCGACATCGCGGCCCGCCTGAGCGTCCACCATACCACGATCTACAAGGAGCTCCAGCGAGGCGCGACCGGCGCGCTGGACGCCAACCAGCGCGAAGGGTACAGCGCAGAGCTCGCCGAGAGGCGGCTGCGCGAGAGCTTCAAGCGCAGAGGTAAACGAGCACCGGCCGCACAGTAGCCAAGAACACCCGGCAGCGCCGGGCCGAAGAAAGGAGAGCCCAACATGAAAACGACCACACGACCCCGACGCTGAAAATGGACGAGCTGCGCACCCCCTCCGCGCTGCTCTCTGAAGCGATCCGGCGGTCGTGTTTCTGTTTTTCAGGGACTCGACACCACCAAGATCCCCGGCTCCGGCCGGGCCAAGACGAAAGGAGACCACCATGACACAGAAAGAGCTCGAGCAGAAGGTCATCGACGCCGAGGGCCGCGTGGCGAAGCGCGAGGCCGTGCTCAAGAAGCACAACAGCCAGCTCGCCAAAATGATCGAAAAAGGCGCCGACCGCTTCGACATCAGCATCAAGCGCGAGGACATCAAGAGCGCGACCTGCAAACTGGCCGAAGCCCGCGAGACTCTCGCAAACTGGCAGGACAAGCTCAACACCCGCATCACCCGCGACGCCTACCTCGAGGCAAACACCCCGGAGATCCTGAAGGACTTCCTCGAAAACTGGAAACAGCACGCGATCGGCTACTACCGAGAGAAGCGGATCCGCTTCATCGAGTACCGCGAGGGCCTGAAGGCCAAGGAACGGGCCGCCCGGCTGGAGGCGCTTCAGACGCTCCCCTCTCTCGAGAAGTACCGCGAGCTCTACAAGGGCCGCGAGCTGACCGACTACGACCTCGCAAACCTCTGGCCGCGCCGCGACGTCGACGCCTTCCTGAGTGAGCGCGGGCTGGAATATCACCAGATCCAGAAGAAGCTCCGCGAAGCGGGCGACCAGATCACGCTCAGGCTGCTGGAGATCCACAACGAGGACGAGCGCGAGGCATGGCTCGAAAAGACGATGGAAGAAGAAAAGCGGGCCAAGCTGCTCGACCTGATCGGCCGCATTATGAGCACGGTCGGAACCATCACCGACGCGGCTGCCCTCTATATCGGCCCCGAGGGAGACATCAACGGCATCATCGTCGGCACGGAGGGCAAGGCAAAGATCCAGACCATCGGCGCCGGCGGCTATAACATCCAGTGTTTCCACTTCAGGACGCTGATCCACGAGATAAAGTGAGGTGACGAGCATGAACACCAAAGCCATCCGGCAGCTCGCCGACGTCACGCTGGACAAGTACCGCAGCTCAATCCCCCGCAAAGCCTTCGAGGAGTTCGTGAAGGACATCATCGCCGGCGAGAACCGCGCGACCGCCTTCAGATACGAGGCGAGCCCCATCTGCCGGGCCTCATTCCCGTCCACGCTGGACGAGGACGGCACCCGCTGCACTGTGGAGGTCACGGTCTACCGGCTGAACGCCGTGGCCGTCACCGCCTTCCTGCTGGACGGGCCCGAGACGCTGCTGCGGCACATCGGGCTCGACGAGCGGGACACCTATACCACCAAGCACGAGATCGACGACCTCGTCACCGTCGTGCATATCACCAGAGAGGAGGCAACAGCATGGCAGCACTGAGAGACATCGCCCGAGACTTCGCCCCGGAGATCCGCGATGGCATCGGCTGGACAATCGTGTACCGCACCGGCCGCTCGTGGAACGCCCTGACGATCTGGAGCGACATCTGGAACGGCGAGTGGGAGACTGACGACCTCAACGACGCCATCGGGATCCTGAAGGCAGACCCGGACGCCGTCATCGTCAACGGCTACTACTGCGGCCACTTCGGTGAGGACATGACCATCGACGAGATCGCCGCCGGGATCCGCTGGCACTACGAAGGCGGCCGCAACCGCCTCGCGGACTATTGCGAAGTCACGCAAGGCCGGGACGCCCTCGAGGAGGGCCGCAAGGCTGCCGAAGCTGCCGGCCTCCCGTTCTGTGAGCGTCTGACCGACGGAGGCGACGACGAGCTGAGCCCCTACGTCTACGACGGCAGCATGACGCTCGCCGATCGTGAGAAGATGCAGCAGGCCCGCGAAGCCTTCGAGAAGCTGGCCGACGCTCTGCGGGAAATCGCCGCCAAGCTGGCCGAGGCCCTGAAGCCGGCCATCAACGCCGTGCTCTCTGCCCTCAAAAAGCTCTGGAAGGTATCGGCCAAGGCCATCGGAGTGCCGCCGAAGTGGCTGCACCTCGCAGCTCACGCAAAGAAAGCCAGAACCCGGAAGAAGTACCGCAACCGCATCCGGCGCTACGTTTTCGAGGCTCTGGCTGCGGAAGGAGGTGGAGGCCCATGACAGCCAAGTGCGTCGGCTGCGGGCTCGACTGGAACGTCAGCATCTACCAGAAGATCCCCCGCACCGGCTACATCTGCCCGCACTGTGAGAGCCGGCTCCGCGCCGGCGAGACCCTGCCAAACATTCAGGCCAGCCAGAAGGCTCGGCCGCAGAGAACGAAAGGAGCAACCCCATGAAAAAGATCGCACTCAAGAACGCCGCCCGCGGCACGGCCTTCGACTATGCCGGCCAGAGCTGGATCCTGCTGGAGAATGACGACGGCCGCGCCCTCTGCCTGAGCAAGGACATCATCGAGACCCGAGCCTTTGACGAGGGCAACTGCAACAACTTCGCCGTCGCCAGCAGCAAGGAATACCTCAACGGCGCCTACCTCGACAACCTGCTCGAGGACGTGAACGGCCCCAACGCCTTCCTGACCACGGAGCTCGACCTGACCACCGACGACGGCCTGAAGGACTACGGCACCTGCACCGTCACCATCTTCCTGCTGACGGTCGACCAGTACCGGCGCAACCGCGACGTCATCCCCAACGCAGACGACTGGTGGTGGCTGTCTACTGCCTTCAGCACGAAGTCTAACGGCTACGAGTCACTCGCCCGCTTCGTCCTCGCCGATGGCGCGCTGTACTGGGGCGGCGCCTGCAACGGCAACTACGGCCTGCGCCCCGCTTGTTATCTGGACTCCGATCTCCTGATCTCCGTCGAGGACGACGAAGCCACCGGCGACGTCACGCCGGAGCACGCCGGCGAGATCATCGCGGCACTGGACGAGCAGTTCGGCGGCACCTTCGCCACCGAGGATCAACTGACCACGGCCCTCTCGTTTATGCTCGGCACCCTGAGAGCCACCCGCGAGAAGGAGGCCCGGCATGAGTAACCTCTCCACCCTGTTCGACCGCTACAAGGCCCTCGTCGTATTTGATACCGAGACCAGCGGCCTCGACTTCGACAACGACCAGATCATCGAGCTCGCCGCCCTGCGCGTGGAGCGCACGGCCACCGGCGGCCTGCGGATCGCCGGCAAGATGGACACCTTCATCAAGCTGCCCGAAGGCGAGACCCTCCCGGAGAACATCGTCAGCCTGACCGGCATCACCGACGAGCGGCTCCAGACCGAGGGCGTGCAGCCGGCCAAGGCGGCCAGCCAGATCGCCAAGCTCATGCAGAACGGCCCGACCCTGATGATCGCCCACAATGCACAGTTTGACGCCTGTTTCCTCCGTGGCCTGCTCCGCGGCCAGAAGGTCGGCCGGATCGACTGGCTGGACAGCCTGACAGTCTACAAAGACCGCAGGGCCTACCCGCACAAGCTCGCCAACGCGATCATCGCCTACGACCTCACAGGCAAGGTGCAGAACAGCCACCGCGCCATCGACGACGTGCTGGCCCTGTTCGAGGTGCTGAAGGCGATGGACGACGAGCGCGAGGATCTCGGCAGCTATGTCAACCTGTTCGGCTACAACCCCAAGTACGGCGTCAGCGGCCGCCGGATCGTGGGCGTCAGATATGAGCCGCAGAGCTTCAGCAAGGGCCTGACCCGCCCGGAGCAGACGCTCCCGGCCCGCATGGCGCGGAGGTGACAGCATGAGCCCGGAGATCACGATCACGAGCGAGGAGCTGCGCGAGCGCGTCGAGGATCACCTCGACCGCTGGATCCCTGACGACGTCTGGAACCGTGCCGAGCCCTACACCCGCCACAAAAACGAAGTAAACCGGCAGCGGCATCCTGAGATCGACTACTACGACAACGACTACCTCGTGCTGCTGACCGCTGACACCGTCCGAGAGACCGAGTTCAGCGACCTCACCCATGCCCTCTGTGGTCTGACCGTCGCACGGGCTCAGTGAAAGGAGAAACCAATGGAAACCACAAAAGAAAGGGCCGCCCGTTGCGACCGGGCGACCCATGCGAGAAGATCCAGCAGCCTGCCAGCATACGGATCCCGCACCGCAAGTATAACACGCCGGCGCCGCCGTGCCAAGAGGAAAGCCCTGAGAGCTGCCACGCTGGCCGCTGCCGTCCTTCTGCTGGGCGGCATCTCTGTGGCGATCTTCACCACCCCGGCCGGCAGCAAGCAGGAGACCGACATCCTGCCGCCGACCAACACCGTCAGCGCATACATCCCGGACACCCCCGCCCCGGCCGCTGAGACCGTGGAGCCGACCGAGCCCGCCGTGCGCTACCATCTGACCGACGCCGAGCGCGACGTCGTCGAGCGCGTGGTCATGGCCGAGGCCGGCGGGGAGTCCTTCGAGGGCCAGATGCTCGTCGCTCAGTGCATCCTCAACGCAGCCGAGAAGCGCGGCGTCGAGCCCTCTGAGGCCGTCGTCCTTTACAGCTATACCAAGAGCCGGCCGGATCCCACGCAGCGCGTCAAGGACGCCGTCGCGGCCGTGTTTGACCGAGGCGAGACCGTCGTGGACGAGCCGATCCTCTACTTCTATAACCCCGCCCTCGTGACCAGCGACTTCCACGAGAGCCAGATCTTCGTCATCGAGGAAGGCGGGCACCGTTTCTTTGCAGAAAGGAGTACCAGATGAAACACCTCACCGAAATGAAGCCGGGCGAGACCCTGCACCTCCGCAGCGGCCGCGACCTCGAGCTCGAGAGCGTCACCCCTGTCACCTGCGGCGTGATGCTCACCTTCAACGTCACCGAGAGAAAGGAGCACAACAATGAGCGATAAGACCACCGCGGCCCTCGCTGCCGAGCAGGCAGACGTCGAGGCCACCACCACGCAGGAGCCCGAGCTGCTGCCTGCTGCCACGCTGGACGAGCTGGAGCAGGTCGACCTCGGCACCGTCGCAGAGGGCGAGCGCGCCCCGTTCCGTATCACTGACGACCGCTGCGCCGACTGGGCCATCCGCAAGATCGCCGACGAGCGCAGCGAGTACGACCGCCTGAAGGCTCTGGCCGACGAGCAGATCGCGGCCATCAACGAGAAAGTCGCCGCCGCACGCAAGCGCATGGAGAACGGCACCTCGTACCTCACGAGCTGTCTGGCCGACTTCTTCGCCACCGTCCCCCACAAGGAGACCAAGACGACGGAGAAGTACCGGCTCCTCTCCGGCACCCTGACCTTCAAGAAGGGCACCACCAAGACCAAACTCGACGAGGCCAAGCTGGTGCCGTGGCTCAAGGCCAACGGCTACAGCGAGCTCGTGAAGGTCGAGGAGTCGACCCGCTGGGCCGACCTGAAGAAGCTGCTCAGCTACACCGGCGACATCGCAACCCTGACCGAGACCGGCGAGATCGTGGAGGGCGTCACCGTCTACGAGACCCCGGGCATCTTCACGGTCGACGTGTAAGGAGGCACCGATATGGCAGAAACCAAGAAAACAGAGGCGGCCGCTGCTGCGGCCCCTCCTGAAGCCGCCTGCCTGACGCTCCGGCAGAAGCTCGTCGAAATGCGGAAAGCCTGCCCGGAGATCGTCAAGAAGCAGCACAGCGACGGCGTCAGCTACAAGTACGCCAAGATCTACGACGTGTGGGAGAA